TATAAAGCTCAGAGCGAATGCGAACCGGAACCTTTGCGCCAAGATTGCTGATTGCTTGAGTTGCCATGATGTCGCTCCTATGCGCTGAAAAGGTGGGTGGGAATAGTCTTCATTCCTTCTGCGAAGTCACAGCCGGTCCAGTTCCTCTCGGATTCTGGGAGGGTACGAACGCGGACCTCAATCTCTCCGTTGCTGGAATCCTCTACGAAGCCCAGAATCTGCCACTCTCGGCGCTTGCAGACTTGGATTGCCTCTCGGAGAAGGACGGTGCAGCAGTCGCTGTCGAGCATGAGGGTTTTGAACTCGATGCCAGATCCGGCCCAGCTGTAGATCTCGCCGATATCAGCGTCGATGAGTAGGATTCGGGTGTCGGGTGTAAGTGCTTGATTTGTCATTGTCGCCTCCTTTACTCTGCCCAGCAGTCTGAAAAGTCGATGCTCGTCTCGGTCTCGCCACCGATGTATTCGCCCTCAAAACCGTACTCGTTCTGAAGGATGAGGTCGGTGCGGTATGCGTGCCGCTCGATGCGGATAATGAGGCCACCTTGCTCGATGTCGCTCTTGAATCCTACGGTGTCGCCGACCTTGACGGTCATCTCTTCACCAAACCTATTGGTCCCGGTGAAAGAAGTAAGTGATGTGATTCGCTGTCTGTACATTGTCGCTTCCTTTGTTGTTTTGAACAGTAGTCTTGCCCCGCCCCCCCTGGGCGGTACGCCCAGTTTAATACTGAACACCTTTATTTGTATACACCTTTTGCCGAACTTTTGTTGCGATTGTACTGCTATACACCTTTCAGAAAGTTTGTAACATTTAGATCTTCGCCTAAATAAAGGTGTACTATTTGTGCAAATGGGGCATTTATGGTATGAGAATACGGTTCCAAGCGATCTGATATGGGCACCCAAATCGACCGGAGTTGGAACCATTTTGAAGGAGCGACCAGCATGATCATCATCGGTATTGACCCTGGCAAGAAAGGCGGGGTCGTAGCTGTCGACGTCACCGGTAGACCCACAGCCGTGGAGTGGACAGCGGCAGACCACCCAGACGAAGGATACGCGCTCGGCAAAGCGTACAATCCGGGCCGGATGGCCTGGTTTCTGGATGACGTTTCATGCCGGGATGAGATCGGTCTCGTCGTACTGGAGCGCCAGCAAGCCCGCCCTATGGAGGGTCGCACTTCGTGCCTGACTACCGGCTATGGGTGGGGGCTGTGGGCGGGAATAGTGCACGCCCTGAATCTACCTCTGATGGAAGTAAGCAGCGCCCGATGGACTCGGCAGATCTTCGCTGGCGTACAGGGTGAAGGCAAAGCTCGATCTATCTCGGTAGTGACCGGCAGACTCCCCGAGCTATCCCTGACATGGGGGCGTAAACGGAAGCCCCACGACGGGCTTGCTGATGCAGGTTGTTTGGCGCTTTATGGGCTGACCCAGCTCGGCAAACTGGCTATGTGACGGTTGCGGCTCCCGCTGGCGTTGGTTTTGGGTCGCTCCTTCCAGCGCTGGCGGTGAGCCCTTTCACCTCTGAAAGAAGCGTATGGCGTCATCCAGCTTGCGGTCCATGTCGCGGAACAGCCTATCGCGCTCGGTATTGTACTGAGCTACGACCTGATCATACCGGGCTCTGATCTCGTTCTCGCGGTCTTCGTACTTGTTCACCATAGCGACCAGCTGCTTCTCCCAGCCCTTCACCATTTCAACGGTACGCTGATCGTCATCCTTGCGCTGCTGCTCCATCTGGGCAGCCTGGGCGTCAATCTTCTTCTCCATTCGAATCGACTGCCAGACGAGCAAAGGTATCAGCCCGATGGCGTCGATGTGGTCCATTAACATCGACGGGTCCATCGTCAGTCCTCGTTATCTGCCTCGATCAGCGGCTGGGATTCGGCTTCAGCTTCTGCTGCTTCGATCTCATCCTCGTCGCTCTGAGGCGGCTCCTGAGCGTCTTGAGCTTCAGGATCGTCCTGAGCTTCAGGATCTTCACCCTCTGCGGCCACAATGCCTGCTGCGGCTTCCAGAGCCACGATACGGGCTTCGTGATCGAGCATCTCTGCACCACCATATAGAATGGCCGCAATAATGCCAGCCACTGCGCCTTTGCTTTTGATGTCCTTCATAGATCTGCCTCGTCAATCAGGGTGTAGGTGTAGAGGTCCCAGCCTGGACCATGTGCGGCCTGCTTATCGGCCAACTCCATAAGCACATCCATATCTGATGGATGCATTACCTGGCAACCGGCTGACCAGCGACCGACACGGTCTGACCGGCCACCGCGATGGATATTCAGGCCAGCGTATCCGCTTGCAATAGTTGACGGGTCCAGATCGAGAACGGTGTCCCGGTCGTTGTCCCGATACCAGCTGACCTTGCCTCCGCGCTGAAGCAAGCCTCTGTGAGCATTGTGCATTCCCCGAATATACGCTTTTCGGTACTGTCCGGGTGCCATGATCGCGCAGCCCTGGTCTGGACGCATAGGGTGGACCAGATAGTATTCGCCTGGAGTGGTGGTCAAGGCCGCATTGAAGCAGCGCCACGAACCAGCCTGCTTCCAAAATACGTACAAATCATCGAGGTACAAATCGGGCTTACGATGCGATACGGCATTACGCACGCCGATAATGTTCAAGTCATACTCGTATCGAGCACCCTCAAAGACGGCATAGCCCTTCTGTTTGCACTTACGAAGAAGCGGTGGCAGATACGTCATTGCACAACCGGGGCGAGCAGCTGAAAGCCCCACGCAATCAGCGTGACGCCACCCATGGCCGCGGCCAGCTTGAGGTCGAGCTTGTTTACCCTTCCGCCCATGGTTTCGACCTGACGAGCAATAAGCTCGATCTGGGCATCACGGGCCACCGAGCGCTCCTCCAGGCGAGCCATCGTCACCTTTATGGATGCCACATCGGTCTTGATTGCATCAGTGACGCCCCACAGTTTTGACGAGTTCGGGTCCATATCACTTCCGAAGTATTGCGATCAGCTCTGCTGCCTTGTTCATGTCCTGCCGGTGGCCACCATATCGCCTTTTGAAGATGAGGTCAGATACGATATCGACACATAGCGACAGCAGCACATCTTCCTGCTGCTCCGAAAGTACGGGAATATCCAGCTTGGCGTTGAGCAAGTCTACGACCCACTGCTTCCGCTCTTCCGGTGTGGCATCTGGCAGCTCGGCCTTGGCCTGACGGCAAGCCTCGGCGATTACCAGCCCCAACTTCTCCACTTTTTGCCGGATCTTCTTCTTGCGAGTTGCCCGCTTTCGTTTCGTCTTTGCCTCAGCCATAGTTGCTCCTTTATGCTTGCTGCCCAAGTACGCCACCACGTGGATTCTTGCCGCCTCCTGGGACGTACATCGGGTCCAGCTTGGCGAAGCTATGGGTGAGCCGATACCAGGCCTTCCAGACGGCAGAGCTGTCTGAAGATGCTCCAGAGGCTGTCCATCCAGCGGCGACTACGAGATACACGTTATTGCTGTTGTTCCACGACACATTTTGACCGTTGTTGCCCATGTTGCCGCCGATGACGTCATTATCGTTATCGAGAAGCACGCCGGCGACACCGATCGGCTCGATTGCGTCAGAGCTACGGTCATCGGCAATCTGAAGCATACAGTTGACGTACCCTCTCGGACTGCTGCCCAGATCGCCGGAATCGCCCGTGATCTTCACGAGGTCTTGGTCACCACCGTACTGTAGCTCCAAGTCGCCGTCAGAATCGTTAGTCATCCTCAGACCAGCCCACGCCTGATTCGATGTATCAGTGGGATCGTCAGACAGGCAAGCTACAAACATATTCTCATCGTTCGCGTTCGTAGATACACGCTGTACGAGGAACTCGACCCCGAACTCATCTTCCCACTTCATAAGTGAGCCGGACGGGGTAGTCAGCGGCTTGAACCAGCGGGCGCAAGTCTGTGCTGCTGAGCTCCATGTATCGCTGTCGCGATCAGACTCCAGGGCAATAGTCATCCCGCTCGATGATGTAGAGCAGGATACGAGGGTGCTGTTGGGATCGTTTGCTTGCCACGAACCGTCGTTAACATCTATCGATATCCATTCGCTCTGACCGATATATTGCCGGTACTGCTTCTGGGTAGTCTGCAGGTTGATAGGACCTGGCTTGCGGGATGTTCTACTCATATCAGGCCACGATCTGGTTGACGTATCCGGTGATATTCACCTTGTTCGCGGTCGTGCTGTATGCCTTGACGATCAGCGCGGTCGAAGAGTTGCCCTTGATGACCCAGCCAGGCGCAATCAGAACCGTCTCATTCGGGTTGATAGTCGTGATCATGGCGTCAGAAGCTGCCGTACCACCCCACTGGAGGGTCAGAGTCTCGGTCGATGTGTTGTAGTTTGTCGCCCACAGCCAAATCTCATCGTAGGTTGTTGCCGTGCTGTCGCCGGTATGGATAGTGGTGCCCGCGCTAGACGATGCAGCCACAATGACGGGGCGACCGTCTGTGCTGCCCGATAGCTTGACTTTGCTGATAGTTGCCATATCTGAATCCTATGAGAAGACGGATGAGTGAAGTATGAGACTGGCCGACGGGACGACCGCGAAGGTCATATCGTAAGGGTCGCCGTCCGTACCGTTATCGGTGTCAGTCCAGTTAATGTCCATGCTGTCGCCTTCGACGAACTTGACCTCTTTGGCGTCTGACACAGCGACCTCGGTGCCGTCACCATCTTCCAGCTGAAAGCTGCTCATGCCACCGCTGGCGGTGAGCACTCCTGATGAGGCGCTCAGTCCAGATCCGGCAATCGCAGAAACGAAGTCGGCGATAGACTCCTTCTTGCTGGCGTTGCTGTCGTCAGCATCGATGATGGCAATCGAATCGTTGGCCACATTCACGACTGCGGCCGATAGTTCGTTCAGAGTTACGCGCAGATTCTCCGAGCCGTCATCTTCCAACCCGGTACCCGCGAAGTCTGACACATCGACGTCAAGAGTAACGGAGGCACCCAGGGCTACGCTGCCCCCGGTCTTCAGCCCGTCTCCTGCGGTAACAGTCACGGCGTTTTCGGTCAGAGCCAGAACTCCGCTGGACGCGCTGATGCCAGATCCGGCAACCGCGCTCACAAGGTCGGCGATAGACTCCTTCTTCGAACCGTTGCTGTCATCGGCATCGATAAGCACGATGGAATCATTCGCTACACTCACGGTGGCGGCCGATAACTCGTTCAGGTCTACTGCCAGGCTGACTGCCCCGCTGGAGCCGCCCCCAGATAGACCCACGCCTGCCGTAACTCCTGTAATGTCGCCGGTCGCTGCTAGAGTGGTTCCAGACGTGATCTGTATGTCGTCGCCAGCGTCAGTAGTGTAGTACAGCTCATTCGGGGTCGCGGTCTTTACCCATAGCTGCCCATAGGCTGCCGTATCGCCGTCAGCTGCGGCTTGCTCCTTCAGGGTAATTGGACCTTCGACGGTCAGGTCGGTCTTGGGGTCATCCGTACCGATACCGACCTTGCTATTTGTTACGACCAAATCTGTATCTGCACCAGATCTGACATATACCTTGACGGCCGTAGTGTTCGTTCGTCCGATTCGCACAGAGTCAGCTGTGCTGTCGCCGATCGTCACATTGGCATCGGCCTGAATCTTGATAGAACCGGTCGAGGTGATGTGGCCGGTACTGGTAGCTGTCGGAGCAAGCTGAATATCTCCGTCGATACCAAGAGCTGCACCTGGCGAATCGGTACCGATGCCGAGTCGGTTGTTAGTCTCATCGACTACGACCGTCGTGCCGTCTACCTGAAGATCTGCCAGTACGGTGTTATTGCCCCATCGATAGCTGCCCATCAGGATACCCCGGCTTCAAGGATGACGGTGACGGTGCAGGTAGATGCCTGGCTTGCGACGAATATCGATCTGGCGTATGTCAAGCCCGTGCGAATCGGCTTCTGCTCCGGTCCTTGAATCACGAATACAGCACCCGTATCTTGCGGGATTGCTGCCTTGTGGGTGCCCGTGGAGCCGCCGTCAGCTGGCGATCCCGCGCCCACTACCGATACCCAGGCTGCTTTGCTTGCCACCACCGTTACACGGCAGCACCAGGGTGGCAGTTTGAACTCCTGCCAGGTGGTGCCAACAGACGCCTGACTGTACATATATGGGACGTTAGTCGCCGCTGTTAGATCTATTGCCGCCATGGGTCATACTCCTTTTCACCCGGATAATATCAGACCTGACAGAATCGAGCGAGAAGATATCCGTCAGGTCGTAGCACTACCCTCTGGGATGATGCCCAAAGACAGCGAAACCATACCTGCTGTGAAGTCGACAGCTATGCCCAAAACCATCGCCTCGCGCTCCACCCATACATCTGCGGCACCGTACTCCTGAAGGCTTGCTTTGATTTGCTCAGATGTAAGCAAAACCAGATCCCCGACACATAGCTGTGCGAGTCGCAATCCAGCGCAATCGATCTGTAGATCGTACGGAACCCATAGACCCCAGTATCGGACTTGGTCGCCTACGCCATCGATGATGCCATTTTCGTTACCCGGCCACAGTATGTCCGACGTGTCATAGAGCAGCTGATATTCGTTTGGAAAGGTGTTCGTAGCCACAGCGCCGACGTTCCTCTCGGTTCCGTCCGTCTTCTTGAAGCTACATTTTTGATATTGGACTTGAAAGTCAGGGTGAAACCCGCTCCACTGCAGATCGATAATGTCGCTATCGGTGATATGAATCTCCTGTAGCGAGCCGTCAAGCGCTATGAAATTGCTTCCAGCGTTCGGGCTTTGAATTGCCCTGATCGAGAATTGCCCTTGACGGACGACCGGGACATATCCGACCAAGCGAGTCCAGCTCTGAAGCCACTGGTACGGGGCAGTCTGAGAGTCGTCTACATAGAGGCGAATATTGTAGCTGGGCGACCATCGCGAGGCGCTGCTTTGACCAAGCACATCAGATATGTCGACATACTCTTCGGGGATCATGTACCCCCATTCTGCCGGATAGATATTGTAAGTGCCCGTACCTGTCCCGTCGCTGAGCAGCAGGCGCAAGTAGATATCCAAAGGGTTGCCGTAGAGGGTTGCCACGTCATAGACATCACCTGATGACGAGTTGGCTGCCGTAGTGCCTCGCTTCCCGGTAGTGATGCCGGATATTGTGCCTGAACTGGTCCCGCTGTAGTGCAGATAAAACGGGTCATCAGAACCGTTATCGATCTTTACGGCACCGACCAGGCCGGTAGCCTTGTCCAAGCTGCTTACGCTTGCCACCGACATCGTGCTGTCCGAGGTCGACCAGCTACTGGATATGGTCGTAGCTTTGCCGACTTTGTTAAACAGGCTGAAGCTGTCGGCTATCGTCGATCCTCCGCTCCATCTGGTCTGCAGCAATGTGGTCGCATCGTCCAGCTTGACCGTCCAGCTTGGAGATCTGCCAATCACGTTCTGCAGCCGCCCCAGGAATACCGGCTCAAACTCCGTAGTGGCATAGCCCTGAAACCCCATCAGAACACGGACAATTTGCCCGCGGCGCACGAAGGCAGTCAGGTGATTTGCGTGTTCGCTATGAAAAGTGATATCGCAAGTCCCAGCGGTGTACTGCCAGGTATGGCAATTCAGAGTAGAGCCCCCGAAAGCAACCGATAGACCAAGCCCCACGATGTCTCCGTAGCCTGGATGAGACGCCAAGGTAATGGCCTGACCCGGAGTAGACGTACCCGTGGAATGGGTATGGTTGACGAAGTCGATAATGAAGATTGGGTCGTGCGGAGATTGCGACAAATCCTCTACGAATGTGCCTGACCAACCCATCAGCTCGGCCCATACCAAGTAGTGCCTGTGGTCAGCCCGATCTCCTCTGCTGTGGTGCGCCTTCTGATACCGTCTTCCAGCTGCTTCATGGACGCGCCTTGTGCTTCGATGGCGTCTACTCGTAGCGGCGTACCTACCGACATCGAATATATGGCGTCCCAATCTTCCTCAAGCACCATATCGAGCGTGTACGAAAGCCGGTGGTTCGTAGTCAGCATCGGGGTTGTCAAGTCGCTCCTGAGCTTCAAGGCTGGCCAAAAGTCCCGCCACCTTATCAAGACTGGCATAGACCCGTAGGTGTAGAGCAGTCCTTCATCGAGCGTAACTGTGAATGACGTGTTTGAGATCGAAGTGATGTTTTTGTATTCTCGGAACCCTTCAGGATTGGCGTTGTTGATGCAGACGTAATCATCAGACCCGAGAGCAGCGCTGTTAGACCATGGCCGAAAGTAGTTCGGCGACATGGCACCCGTCGTGGTCAAAATGTGCTGGACCCCAAGCTGCGTGTCTCCTCGCTCTGCGGTGAAAGCGCTGGAGAGGAAAGCGCCCCAGGTTCGGTCATGGTCCAGGCTGAACCCGATAGACCCGCCGCGCTCCAAGTGCGCCGAGAGGCTTTGCATCTTGAGATAGAACGCTTCAGATGTAAAGTTCTCAAGCACGATTCGGACCTGCTGTCGAGCAGCTGCGTGCGAGCGATAGAGTCCTCCGCTGAGGGTGACGGCATCGTATGTCTCACGGATCGGCTGGACCTGTAGATCTGTCAGATTCTCCAGAAAGGTATACGTCTCGACCGACCCGCTGGGGTCTGGGTACCAGTAGATTGTAGGCAGTCCCATAGTTCACCTCACGCGAATGACGCTTGCATCCGTCCGTACCTTCCGGTTACCCGCTCGATCTCACGAACAAGCCTTGGGATAACATCGCGGTCAATCACAGATGCGCTGATATTGATATTCACGGGTGCCGAGCCAGTATGGACACCCTGAGACGCTCGCCCGTTTTGCGGTATGACAGCCTCACCTCGGTGCAGCAACGCCATGCCTGTGCGCTGGACATAGGATGTGCCGCTGGCGTACGAGTCCCCGTTGCCAGTGATCAGATCCCAGAAGTCAGAGAGATACTGGTTCGCCCAATCGTGCCGAGCCTGCTTGTTTGCTTCCCGCTCTTCGTCAGTCTTGCCAAATAAGCCCTTGATGCCAGCCCAAAACTCGCGCAGTGCCATCACCATAGCTTCGTACAATCCCATCATGATGTCAGGTATCGCTTTGATGATTGCGCCCGGCAGCTCGGTGACGATAAGCGTCAGCAGCTCGGGCAACACTTCTTTGAACACCTCCATACCGCGCTCGATGTTCTCAATCTGCTCTTCTGCGGAAGCGATAATGCCTTCAGAAACCTCTTGGACCGAGCTGTCTTTTGCCAACTCACCAAGCTGAGCTATTCCGCCGAACGCGCTAACGACCGCGCCAGCAGCCATCACGTATGGATTCTGCGATTGCGACAGCGCAGAGCCGGTCATCCCGATAACATCCCCGCCGGCAACTCCTTGAGTCACCATGCTGGTCCACTTTGTCAGCTCCTCAGTGAAACCCTGCACGCGCTCCAGCCGCGCTTCTTTAGCTTTGAGCTTGTCGATCTGAGCTTCGGTAGCGGTGATGTCTGAAACCGTAGCCCGAATCTGAACGCTGGTGCCTTGCATTTCAGACTGCAAGGCTTCCATCGCATCCATACCTCGATCCCGAATATTGGCCTGAAACCGCTCAAACGCTCCAGCTCCAAGCGTTTCATCCATAAGCTGAGCCATGTCGCGATATCTTTCGCCACCGGTAGTGCCCATCTCCATGCCGCCGGTCAGCTCATCAGCCATTTCGTGAACAAGGGTGTAGAGTCTTCGGTTGGCACCCTCGTACCACTCGACCATGCCTTGGAGTTCGTTGCGCTGTGCGTCCAGATGCTGCGTCAGGTCGTCAAGAGATGCCGTGTTGATATCGAACAGATCTTCGCCATAGTGCTGCCGCCACTGAGCGATATTCTCCATCTCGCCATAGACGGTGCCCAATGCCGCGGCCACTTTCTGCATGTCCTCGGCATCTTCGCCGGTCAAGAACCGATCGGACTCCAGCATAGCTTCGAAGCCCCATCCTGCCTGCGATAGCTCCCGAAACAACTCGCGTTGATCGTGCATCAGATATTCGTTCATCCGACGGACACGCCGTGGCACATTACCGTAGGAGTCGAGGACCTGCTCTGACCACATCTCCCATTCTTGTCCAGTCTCCCGCAAATATGAAGCGTAGTTGTCGCGCCAAATCTCGCCGACTCGGTCGTTTCGCATGATGAGGTCAGATATGCGGGCAATCTGGTTGCTACCCTCTACGATTGGCACCATCTGAGATAGGTATGCGCTGTCCTGAACCAGGCCGTGGCGACCCAGCATCATTTCGTCAAACTGAATGGCCCCGCCCTGTTGGGCCATAGACCTTTCCAGCAGTTCGTATTGCCTCTGACTCCATTCTCGGTATACCGGGCTTGACTCCAACACGTCAGCTGACTGATCGAGCGAGTCCTCGACTATGGTTGCGTACACGTTTGCGAGATGGCTCTTGTCGTACTCCAGCCCATGCCGCGCCATAGCATCGATTTGTTGCTCCAGCGTGTCGATAGACCTCCCCACAAGCTGCCAGCTGCCGTCGATCTCTTGATATTGCTGGTACTGCATTCCAGTTTGCGCAAATCGCAAGCTGGCTGAATACGCTTGGTCGAACGCTGATGAAGTAGATCTCGCCGCATTTGCAGCAAATCCCATCCTCTCGGTGATGTCGATCATCTGCTCTTTGAGCGTTTGCATCTTACGAGCCGCTTCTGCCGCCGCATTCCCAGCACCCTCAGCCGACGGGCTCCAGTCACCCATGGCCTGAGTACCGTCTTCTGCTTCTTGACCAAGCAGCTCCATAGCTTCCTGAAAGTCCAGGGCTGCGATCGTGCCTTGCTCAAACGCATTTAGGGTGACGAGGTTGTATAAGCCGCCTTCAAGCTGCTCTTTGGCATCGCCCGCCTTTCGTAAGTGACTTTCTGCTGTGTCCAGATCTCCAGCAGCGGCATTTACGAGCGCGGATATGGAGTACCCGATCATTTTGAATAGACCGAAAAGCACGTCCCCCATATCGCCGAGCAGGGTAATGACCCCGTTCAGGATGCCTACGACTACGGAGATACCAGAAGCGAAACCACCTTCTCCGGTGAAGGTATTGAATGCTGCCACTTTCAGCATGTCGGTGACCTGACCCATCAGGCCCAGGGCACGCTGCATCTCACCAGCCTCTTCGGTCGACTGATTCATGCGAAGGCCAAGCAGCTCTTGAGCGCGAGCCGCTGCCCCCATGTCGGTCTGCATAGCCTTGGCCATGTGTGCCGCAGCACCACCGAACAGCTGCATCGATATCCGGTTTCGCTCGTTTACGTCATCGATGCTTTGAAGACGCTCCATCGTTTGGCGCAGCGCATCGTCGTTGTCTCTGAAGGTGTGTGGGTCCAGGCCAAGCTCAGCAAAGGCGTCAGCCATTGGACCTGCTTCTGCCCTTGCCTTGCCAATGCTTTCACTAAACTTGAGCAGCCCTTCTCGGAACTCGTCAATCTCCATCCCACTGGAGCGAGCCATAAGCTGAAGATCCTGCAAGGTGTTGACCGATACGCCGGTGACTGCCTGAAGATCAACCAGCGTATTGACCACATCGGCAACCTCTTGCCCCATACGAATAAAGGCCGCACCTGCGAGCGCGGCACCTGCCGCAAGACCGGCAGCAGCGGTAGCGAGCCCTTTGAACTTGGCCTGAGTTGTTCTGGCTACATTTCCGACCGTCTTCAGCTTGCCTGACGCATTGTCCAACAGCGTCAACCTGATCGCTACTGTGTTGCCCGCCATCCTACACCTCGCCGATATCCATCGTAGGCAACGGGACCGGAACCATGCCGCCCTTGCCCGCTGTTCTTAGTGAATCGATCATATCGGCCCGCCTCTTGTCTGCATGATACACGCAAACTATTGCCAGGCCGAGGTCGACCGGGTCCATATCGATAACCTGAAGCGGCGTCAGCGCGTATCGCTTCGCAATCTTGTCCACCAAAATGGCAACGTCAGGCTCTCTTGCGAAACGTAGCAACCGCTTCCGCGTCCCCCAGCGATTCGCGCGAATGAGTCTGAATCTCTGCAGCCAGCGTTTGACGAATATGGTGCGGAAGCGTATCCACAAGCACTACCGACTTCTCCGGCTTGTGCTCCTTCTCCTTCATTGTGATGCGGATTGCCTCGTAGATCTTGCCGTCCTCTGAAACCTCTATGACGCCGCAGCACACGATGGCATCCAGAGAGTCGTAAAGCCTGGCCTGCTGTACATCAGAAAGCGCCGACAGCTTCTTGACCCAGCCATCTTGAAGCTGCTTGGCTACTTCAGACTCGTCTGTCGGATCACTGATACTGGACAAGTCTGGCGCTAAATGCACCAGCGAAGCAATACCTGCTCGCATAAGGTCTTTCGATTTGACCCGCTTTATCTTCCAGTAGAATCCACCAACCTCGACCACTCGATGAGACTGGTCGTTCAACATCATAGCTATAGACATTTTGTCGCTCCTTGCTTGTAAGTGACGGCGGGTGCTGCCACTTGTTCATAGTTATCAGTTACCGATTCCGGTCGAATCGCCATTCTGCACCACAATCTTCAGCCCTTCATCCGTACCGTCTGACTCGCACTGCCCAGTACAGGACACGGACACTACGCCAGCGTCAGAAATGCCGTCAGTCGCCGCAGTCAGGTACATATTCTGAAGCGTAATGGCGAACGAGCGATTCGATACCGTTGGGTGCGTGAACGTGATTGTGGCATCAGATTGTGTGTTTGCTACCAACGCCGCATATAGGGTGTCGACGGCTTCCAGTTCGAAGGACACCTCTACACTCATGAAGTCGGTACGAACGGGCTCAGAGGTCAACACAGAGCCGAGCAGCTGCCTTCTGCCCAGGCTGTTATTCACCGTGATGGTCAGGGAGCGAAGATCGTAGGCAACCGAGTTGAAAGTGAACTGCCCAGCATGGCTATGATGAATCAGGTTCTCGGTGCTGCCGACAGAACCAAGGCTGGAGCTTGCCCGCGCCTGGCCGGTTTGACCGATTACGTCGAAGCTCATCATCATGCACTCGCCAGCGGAGATGCTCAGAGCCATCGAGTTCAGCTTACAGCCTTCGAAGGTTTCAGCGTTACCGCTGGTGCCTCTGACAAACTTCATAGTCAGACCAGTCGGCACATCATCGGCGAGGGTGTAGGTATGCGTGTACGGATCACTGCTGCCAGTGGTCGCAAGCGTGCCCAGAGCGTGCTTGAGGAACATACCCACATTCTCGTAGGTCGCTGCAATCTCAAAGTTGCCCGACATCATCTCTTCGCTCTGATAATGACCTCGACGCATCGCAGAGCCAGAGTCGCTAAGCAAGTCAGGCCGCGGCACAATGGTCACCGTGCGGGCTAACGACCCACTATTGAGAGGCCGGGCGTTCGTTAAACTCGCCGCTGTGCCCCATGTAGACTCTTCGCCGAAGACGATTTGAGAGTTCCTTCCAAGATAGACAGCCATTTCGTCTCCTATGCTTCGTCTGTGTCGAAGACTTTCATAACCGCTCTGGCCTGGATGACCCTTGCGAGCGATGTCGTGATTGTAACAATAAGGGTGTACGATGTCCCAGAAGATCCACCTTTGACCCGTACCCTGACCCAGCCAGGATCGATGGCTCTGGTCTTCGTCTCGTCGAATGCAGATGCTGTAGTCGAACCATTCGTTTCGACCGTCAGATTCACCGCATGAATCTCTTCATATCTCATCGAATACTGGGTCGCGACTCGTCGGCGCGTGAGCATCTTTGTGCAATCTACCCATACGTCCAGCTGCTCTTCAGCTGTCTTCTGGAACTGCTGGCTGGCTATAGTCGAGCCATACTTGTCCAGCTTCAGCGTAAGGATAGGCACCGTTGGCACCCCGACCTCGATCTCGCCCGTCTTCGCACTGCTGATGGTCGGCGAACTGCTGCCGTCGCCAGCTGAGGAATTGCCCCAGTACATGTAGATCACGATGGTCTGATTCGCCAGCGACTGGATTGCGTCAATATTGAACACCCCAGACCTGGCACCGTAGTCCCATGTGGCCCGGTTGTAGTTCACCTCCGTCGTGCCGTCAGACTGTGTGAAGCGAACATCGAAGCCGTTATCGCGAACAGTAGCCCAAAACTCGTCCCAGTATTTCGGTATGGTCACCGTTCCGTCAATAGTGGTGGCAGATCCCGCATTATTGTCGATTGCGATCGGCATGCGCTTGCTGTAATTGCTGTCAAACCACGTCATGCGCCCGTCCCCGCCTTCTGCCGATACTTGATTTGAACCTCCAAGGCAGCGATGCCGAGCGACGGCACGTCCAGATCTGCACCCAGATAAGTCTGCCCTGAGACTTGAAGGTCATCGCACAGCACGGTGCCACCGTTTCCGAGGCTTCGGTCCGACTCCAAGCACTTCATTATGTCCGACTGAAAATCGAGCGATCTCAGCATAAGTTCACCAGGGTTGTCATTCGTGGCCTGAACAAAGCCGACGATGAACGCTACCATAGTTCGGTCGTACTGGTCGAGACGGGTGATGCCACCCTCTTGAACCGTATCTGTTCGGCCAACGAAGATATACGCGCACGGCAAACGAATCGGGTTGAACTGATCGCCGATGATAACCTGATCGCCACCGGATAAGTCGTAGGTGTAGCTTCCTGAGGAGCCGTTGATGCCTTCCAGGTTCGATACCAGCTGATTGACGATATCTCGCTCTCTGCTCATGGTGTCCACGGCCGATTCAAGACAGACGCTGCAACAGCCTTTCGTAGATCTGATGGCAGCTGTTTTCTGACGTGCTCAATAGCTGGTGCGATATATGGCCGAGGCGGAATATTGCGCTGGCTGAAGCCAAACTCATGGACGGCAGCGTAGACGACCTGCTCTTTGTCGCCAGCCATAAGCACCAGTCCAATGCCCTCGGTAGCTGACAAGGCTCGGCCCATTATGGATTGCTTGAGCCGGCCGGTCACGACTCCAAGCCCGTTCTTGCCATAAGTCCTTTTGGCGTAGCTCTCACCCTCCAGAGCCATAGCAGCAGCAAGACGCTGTAGCTTCAAAGGCAAATCTCTGTTGCCAGCTTTCTGCATGTCTGCAGCAAACTTTTGGAGAGTCCTCATCCGATCCATCCTCCAGCTTCGCCACCGATACGGTATGGCGCGAGTGCTTCTCGTACCTCATGAAGCAAAGCGAGAGGCTTGACATCTATGGTGTTCGCGTTCTGGGTGATCTTGAACTTGCCTATGGTGTCCCGGTTCATGTACCAGTGATTGACCTGTACCCCGCACGCATGAACTACTGCGTTTGGAATCGAGGTGAATCCGGCTGTATACGTGACCTTGACGGAGCGATATCCTGTCGAGAAGGAGCCCTGGTCTGAATCGGTATTCAGAAGCAGCAGGCCGAGATCTGTGTCCAGCGTGTAGTCGGATGAGGCTACCAGGCTGTCCGAACCATAGGATCGGTTCACGTCGACATACACGGACGATATGGTATTCGCTGGGACTACTCGCAGCTGAAGACGGTCAGTGCCGTCTCCGTCGAAATAGTGGGTGTATGTATTGTTTTCGAACGTCGATAAGTTCGATGCGGTCGGGAACCCGCAGTACGAGGAGCCGATTCGGTCAAATCTCAGAATCAGCGTGTCCAGCAGCGTATCTTCGGACGTGCCCGTCAGCGCCCGGATGTAGCCTCTCATCTGTGCTGCGGTCGCTATCGCCATCTGATTGCCCTTGCTGCTTCTCCATCCTTTGGTTTGCTCGTAAGATGCCCCGATGTGCGGCAGGACGGAGGAGACCACCACACACGGGGCGAAAAGCGCCCACCTCGTTCATGACCGAATCAATGTTGTCAAGCGGAGAACGGTCGAGGCGGGCGCTAAACAGAATCAGCTCACGATCTGCTTGAAGCTGAATGCCCATTCACCCGTCACGGTATATCCGCTGTTGGTTTTGGCGCATTCCACATACATCACATCACCCTGGCTCAGCTCCAGCGAAGCGCCGGAAGAAGCAGGAATGGCAAACGCAACCGTAGTTCCGGCAACGAGGTCACCAGTTCCACCGTCTGCCGAAGGCTTCACGATCTGAGAGGTCACCATAGCGGTGCTGCCCTGCTTCACGTTCAGCGTAGCCAGGTTGGAAGTCCCTGACGTGGAGACGGCAGCGTTCGGGGTGAAATAGGCAGCATCGAGCTTCCATTCACCGGCGTGCGGCATAGCGATGTAGTGGTCTTCATCCGTGTTCGCAGTCGCCTGACTGAGACGCACATTCAAGACGCAATTGTTTTGGATACTCATAGTGGGTGTCTCCTATCAGGTGCCCATATTGTACGCCCAGTGGACGTCCTTGGTGGTGGATGCCCCGAGAGGCTTGAACTGTCCGCGCCAGGTGCAGACCACGTGGGTGATGCCCCGCGTAGCGTCCCGCTGAAGCTCGACTCTGCGACCACGACGGGTGTACATCTTGAAGCGCGAGGCATTCAGAAGAAGCACACCAGACTTGGTGGTGGTCGTGTTATCGAAGTTGCCGGAAGCATTGAGGTCGGCAGTGACGAAGTCACTCAGCACGATACGAGCTCCACCGAGACGGCCAATCTCACCAGCCATCACCGAGGCTCCGGGTCCGTACTTCTCCATAGTGGCGACTTGCTCAAGCCCCGCTACGTTAGCGAAGTACGCCTCGGGAGACATCAGGGCGATAAGCTCGCCTTCAGTTCCACCAAGACCACGGGGTGCTGCCAAGCTGCCAACATCGGTCAGGAATGTGGCGTAGCTGAAAGTGCTCCGGTCAGCCTTATTGCTGACATCGTTAGCGCGGGCACGAAGTCCAATCCAGGCCTTTCGGTGGTCAATAGACCCGCCTGAGGAAGATCCCCAAAGGCCGCGAGCATCCCAGGATGCGTAGCTATCAGCAGGGCTTCCAGCTGTGTCACCGTTGATGATGCAGTCATCGATACCGTAGGACAAGGCACGGACAGCCTCATCACGAAGCATGGGAAGCATGTCGAAGATGGCATCTTCGCTTGCATCGTCATCGACTACGACACGAACAGCAAGTCCCTTGGGTGCGATGGTGCGCTCAGCAGTAGTCAGGCTGGATGGCTCAAACTGAGCAGGATTGTCCGATGTGACCGTACCCTTCAGATATGGGCGAAGGCCAGCAGAGACGATGGGCAGAGTCTGAGAGTTGCTGCTGACAGCGATCTCTTGGAATAGACCCATCACGTCGGCACGCACTACGACTTCGCGCTCCAAGGTCGGAAGCACTGGGGCAGGAATGAACTCGCCACCGCTACCGCTCTGAGAGTCGAAGGCACGCTGAACATCATCAGGGGCCTGACGCATAAGGTGCCGCAACCGAGCAGCTGCCTTCTGAGGTACCCGTCCACCCATAGCGGTCTGAATCAGGTTGAAGTCTTCACACGCTTTCTGGAACTCGCCTTGCCACTCATTGCGAGTGTCGTCATCGAGCAAGCCTGGAAGATATACGCCTTCGGCATTCTCCTTGCCAGTCCAGCGAATACCGCGCTCGGTAATATACCGGCCAAGCTCGCCATCATGCTTCGAAGGTTGGGCCATGGCCTTGCGTGCTTCGACGAGAGATTGCTGAGCAGCTTTCAGATCTGCTGCCATGCGCTCTACATCTCCGCGCAGTTTGCCATTGTCATCGCGAAGCTCACGGGCTGCACGATGGACCTCAGTGAGAACCCGCTTCGCCTGCTCTGGCGTCGACAGGTCGGGAGTGTCCTTGATGGTGTCCATAGTGTCTCCTGTGTTTGACTACGGATGGGTGGTGGCCTACTGGCCGAAGATAGATGTCAATGGGTGCTTTCCGAACACATTGAGCATTGCTTTCGATTCGTCAGGCTCATCTTGTGATTCTTCCTCATCTACGACAGATGCTTCGTCCATACGCTTAGCATAAGTGACGACAAATGTGTCATCATTCTCTTCGATAGCAACGATGTGCTTCGTTTCGATGTCCGATAACGCGCGTATTGCCAAAGCACCAGCGTGCGCGGGAATAGGCACCGCGCTGATCTCCAGCAGTTCGGGGCTCCGGTATACGTTTCCAGACTCTCCGTGATACGGATCTTCAGGGGGCAAAGTAGATCTCGCCACCACCTCGCCAGGAGCAAAGCCCACGCTGACAGCGTTCATGAACCCGCGTCTGAACTGAGAGGCTACGGTCTGGCCGAGAGGATTCTCAGGGCTGTCATCCCATTCGATTGCAGCGATAAGCGTACCGTTCAAGACCTCCAGGCTGACCACCTTGCCAACCGGGGGCTGGGTGTAATCGTGAGCGAACGGGACTACCGGATTGGACATGAATCGTTCCAGCCTCCAGTCAGGTTGAACGATATCGTTATATCGGTCAGGAGTCGGTGCCGACGCGACTACATAGGTGAGATCCCCATCCGACATCTTCTCGTCTTCATCATCCATCTCACCGTAAGCCTTTATCGGCGCGTACAACTTTCTGACGATCCCGTCAGCCACCTCTTCTGG